CCACTTATGGTCAAATTGATCAGGCGAAAGAGTTCCTTGTAGAAAAAAACTTAATCACTAACTGATCACCAACAACGAAAGGAAATAAACAATGACTACTATCGCAGATAAACTCACTACAGTAAACGAATCTTTCACTATCAACATGTACGATAACGGATACATGGTTGAGGTGGGCGGGCGCGACGCAGAGAACGATTGGAAGACTTCCAAGATCATCTGTGCTACGCTGGACGAAGTGATCGCAATCGTCCGCGAAGTTGACGCAATGCCACGGAACGATTGACATGGCTGAGATTTCCACGGGGCATATGGCTCAGAATACCGTAAAGGTACGCAACACTCGCAATGACAGTGTGGTGGATGCTATCGTGGATAGTGCCGCCAGGGATGGGTCGAGCCTCACGGTGATCATTGCTAAGAACAAGATCATCATGAAACCCATCCCTGGCAAAAAGGGCCAGTTCGTAGCTAACATGAGCGGCATGGAATTAACTGCAAGATATCCGTAAAAAGAATTAGGCATATGATATAAAGTTTGCTATATTGTATGAGTAAGAAGTTGGTAATCCAACAACACAACAGAGGAAGATAAACACATGACTACTGCAACAGCAACTAAGACCACTGAAGTTACCATGACCAAGACCGACAAGGTCCTCCACGCATTGAAGAACGGTGAGGCTCTCACTGCAAAGCAGATCAAGGCACGTTTTGGTGCAGGTAATCCTACCGCACTGATCTCTAGCCTGCGTTTCAAGGGCTATGCAGTGTTCGCAAACACCCACAAGGATACCAAGGGTCGTGAGACTGTCAAGTATCGCATGGGCAAGCCGCAACGTGCTATCGTTGCAGCAGGCTATCGTGCAGTTGCATCTGGTTTGATCACCATCAACGAAGATGGTTCAGTGACTGTTAACGTCTGAGCATAATATAGAAACGCAAGTAAGGCGTTACGGAAAAGGAGCAGGCAACTGCTCCTTTTTTGTTGGGTAAATATCAGCACAGAAGAGATATGACAGGGCCCTGATCTATGCCATAGAACGAGGCGGCCGTGGGCTAGCATGAAGATAAGTATCCTATTAATAAGGATATCTCAATGAAAAGATTACTGGTACTGCTATTCATCACTCTAACTGCGACGGTCGCAGTAGCACAACAACGACCAAACAATCCTCCCGAAGCTTGTGCTCAACATGCTCCGTGGGGTGCTCCTAAAGCTACGCTAGCAGACAGCACCATACTGTGCAAGCAGGGCTACTTCCTGCAGCACGATAATGCTGCTAAGATCCCAGCATGGGTAGCTTGGCAGATCACTCCTAAGACTGTGAACGGCTGCGTTCCTCGCAACAATGCGTTCGCAGTAGATCAAGCTCTGCCAAAAGGCAAGGGTGCTGCTCCTAGCGATTACGCAGGATCGGGATACGATCAAGGCCATCTAGCAAACGATGCACACCAGAGCTGGGATCCGGTCGTGGAGAAGGAATCATTCCTCATGAGCAACATGAGCCCGCAGCTGCCTGGATTGAACCGTGGTATCTGGAAGCTGCTGGAGACTGCATCAGGTGCATGGGTGTATAGCCGTCAACACACGCTGATCATCTACGCTGGCAACGTCTACAACGTGACTGCAAGCACTACCAAGAAGATCGGTGCTAACGCTGTGGTGGTCCCAGATGCGCTGTACAAGATCGTGATCGACCAGGACACCAACGAAGTATATGCGTTCCTGTTCCCACACAAGGAGAACCAGGGCAATGATCTCAGCGTAGTACAGGTTACTGTAGCTGACGTTGAGAAGGCTAGCGGCATCACTTTCCCACTTCCTGCCGGTGCTAATAAGACCGCTAAGCCAGCACTGTGGCCGGTGGACTTCAAGAGCGTAGCAGACGCTAAGAAAGCACTCTGCAAAGGTTGATATTGACTTCTAGTTACGGCCCGTGTAATAATGGGCTGTAACTGAAATAGGAGTATTTATGAACCGCGCACTCGTACTAGCATTATTCGCTATCTTGACCGTCAATGCGATCGCACCTGCTGTAGCTAAAGAAAAGAGCGAAGCAGTGCTGCAGGATTTCAAACGACATCAGACTAAGAAGAACAAGCATCATGCTAAGAAGAAACCTCAGAAGATCGAACGTGTACCGATGGCCAAGCTGCGTAACTGCACCATACATAAGAAATGGGTGCCGCCCAAGACCATCCGTGAAGTGAAGATGTGCGAAGTGATGAAATGACATGTTACTCTCGGTAACACCCAGCGAGGATCTGTTCTCTATAACGTGGACGCTAGGTCCTCGCTGTAACTTTGAATGCAGCTATTGTCCTCCCCGCCTGCATGATAAGACGTCTCCCCATCTATCCCTAGACGATATGAAGGCTAGATGGGAGGACATACTAACCAAATCTCGACACATCGACAAGCAATACAAGCTCAGCTTTACAGGCGGCGAGGTCACTGTCAATCCAGATTTCTTGCCTTTCCTACACTGGTTGAAGGAGCAGCACGGCGAATCTATCGCCAGCTTGGGATTCACTACTAACGGTAGTGCTAGCATGCGATATTACATAGAATGCATGGATCTAGTAGATTACATATCCTTCTCTAGCCATTACGAGTTCATGAACGTGGACAAGTTCAAGAAGAACGTGTTAGCTTGTCACATCAAGAGCGTTAAGCGCCGCAAGACCATCTATGTAAATATCATGGATGAGTCATTCTCACAGCCTGAGATACAGGATCTCGTGCAATTCTGTCTGAAGCATCGCATACCGCACGATAAGAACCCTATAGATTGGAGCGTCAGTGCTAGAGGAAAGCCGCTATTATAACTGCATAGCTGAGGATGAGAACGGTCGACTATACAAGATCCATGCTGATCAGCTTCGAAACAAGGGAATGAACCATTTCTTAGGTTGGGAATGTGATGTGGGTATCAGCAGGATATTCATCGACGTCGATCAGACCATATGGTCTGGTGCTTGTCACAATACCAAATTGGGTGAAGGGGTGGATTGGCAACTGCTGGATTCTCCGGATATATGCAGACGAGACAAATGCAGCGGCTGCACGGATGATCTTCTGATAAGAAAAAAGGTTGTCCTGCGCGACATATGATACTATACTGATAATAGGAAGTGATGGATGACAATAGCACCCGGCGGATCATACGAACAGTTAAGCAGGAGAAACGGTTATACCGCGGATCCACTAGCACCTGCTGTTCCTGGATTGACCAGCTTCAGCACGGTGTGTAGGTTCAGAGGATATGATTTCAGCAGCGAGATCCAATCGGCAAGACACAGAGCTCTACCGTCTAGTCCCGCCAGCTTCGTCAATCCTTATAACGTGCTGGATCACGAGCACAACGGCATTCCTGGGGATGCTACATGGTTCCTCAGAGCAGACATGGATGACGTGGAGATATTCCAGATCATGGCCGATAGTCTCGGGTTGGAACGCGGCACGAGAGTGATCAGCATCAACATACAGCAGCCTGGTCAGATGGCTACCACGCACTTCGACGAGCTAGGAAGATTAGCCAAGAGATATCTAGATAAGAAGGATGCGTTGGATGATCAAGACAAGTTCGTAAGATATCTAATAGCATTAACAGATTGGAACCTAGGACAGTTCTTCCATTTTGGGAACGGTCTATGGCATCAATGGGAAACTGGCGATTGCGTCAGTTTTGAATGGGGATCAGTCCCACATGGCACCGCTAACACGGGGTGGTGGGATCGAGCTATACTGCAGATAACCGGCCTAGCGACACCCGATTCCCGGGCTATGTTGCTGGCTAACGACAACAGAATCATAAGATTGGAGAGACCATGAAGAAGATATTAGCAATCAGTGCCGCTAGCATGCTGCTAGCAGGGTGTCAAACTGCCGTCTATCGAGAATCCACATATATGCCGCCGCCCCGCCCGATCTATTATGAACCTCAGCCACGTATGGTGTATGTTCCTACCCCTCCTGTACGTCCACATCGTGTGTGCAGGATCGAACGTGTATATGATCCTGTCATGCGTCGTCCGGTGGATAGGGAACGCTGTGGCATCCGATAACTTTTGCTTGACAGATCGGAAAAAGGAGTTATACTAAATGAATAAGCTAGAAAATCTTGCTATGCAACACCGACTCTTAGACGATCAGATCGACGAACTAGAGAAGAGTTCTCATCATCCCCTCCCACAGGAGATAAAGATGATTGCTGACCTTAAGAAAGATCGTCTCAAGATCAAGGATATGATGGAACAGGTTAAGAACCAGTTAGAGGCAATGGATGGACACTAGAATATTATGGCGATTCTTAAAGCATCTAGGTTGGGGGTTAGGTTGGACTGCTGTACTGTCTACTATAATCGGCGGTATGATCTGGCTTAGCTTGACTCTCACAGGAGGCATGCACCTGTTTCCTTTGATATCCGTTATCGTTATCGTGATGAGCTTTGGTGCATATCTTCTTTGGCGCCACGCACATCACGAGGTCAAGAACGAAGATCTACACAATGAGCAACGCGATAAACGTATAAAGAAGTAATCAAATGAGCATGCATCTGGTAGGTCCTTATCTCACTACGACCAAGTACAACAGCAAGAAGAAGAAATCAGGAAGTGCTAAGCTGGCTGAGGCAACTGCTAAACATGAACAGTGGTTGCGTAAGCAAGGACTTCATCCTGAGCAGCGTAATCTTCAACGAGCGTTCAAAGGAAGATATCAAAATGACATACCAGATTATACTGTCACTCGTCATACTGCTGAACTTAGCAATGGCATTGGCAACGGTTACAAGAAAGGCATGATGGCTAACCTGCACAAGGAAACGCCAGAAGTGCAAAGAGCTGTCATGGAAAAAGCTGCTCGTACTACCATGGCCTATAACAAAGGTCCTATCCAATATTTCAGTCCGGAATCCGATAAGACTAATCTCGGATCTATGTCAAGGAGAGGATAATGAGACTAAGCAAGTATGACTACGAGGTTTTAAGTCAGCTCGATGAACTTCTGCTCAGCGAGAATGAGAGCGTCCGAGAACTGCTACAGCAGGCCATGGTGATGCAGGTACTGAGCAAGGACGACGATGGCGACAATCTCAAGGACAAGGTCATCGGGCCGTTCCAGAAGATGATGATCGCATTGAGGTCTGCAGAAGATCGATTAAACGCCCTCGAGGTGCAGATGAGGAATCAAGACCGAAACAACGCAACTACCGGCGGATATTGGTCTGATAATACCAGTAGTGCTTATCCTACACTTAGCGGCGTCTCCCCAGTCTGGCAGACAGGACTAGGTACAACTATGACACACGGCAACACTACTACCAGCCTTGACAAGGATTACATAGACAAGCTGAGCCAGTGGGTCAAGACTGTTCCTACTAAGTCAGTGACTGCTACCGCAGCAGCCGATCCTGATGCTATGGTACTCGTCGACCCCGATACCGGTCACAAGATGTATGTTAAATAGTATCCATGGCTAAAGAAGAATTATTAACAGCAGAGGGCAAGGTCCTAGAAGTATTGCCAAACGGCATATTCCGTGTAGAAGTAATGGGACACGAGATATTAGCCTACATCAGCGGTAAGATACGCAAGAACAAGATAAACATATTGAGAGATGATCGTGTGGCGCTGGAGATGAGTCCATATGATCTAACTAAAGGTCGCATAACATATAGGTACAAATGATGAAGAACGTGGTAGAAATTACGGAAGCAGCTCGCACACACATACAGCGTGTGCTGATCAACATGGATAAACCTTATCTAGTGTTTGGACTCAAGGGCGGCGGTTGCGCAGGATTCGAGTATTTCTGGGAACCTGCCGACGAAGAGATGTATGCCAAGAACGGTAATCCTGTACTCGATGAATTCATCGAGCTAGGCGAGGATAAGAAGCTGGTAGTAGATCATACTGCTGTAATGTATCTGCTGGGCAGCGAGATCGATTACAAGACAGACTTCGTATCTAGTCAGCTGGTAGTGATCAATCCTATGGCTAAGAGCAGTTGTGGGTGTGGTACCAGCATCGCAGTCTGAGTGTATTCTCCTGATAAATATCAGCAGGAGAACTAATCATGGCACAGCAGATCATCTATGTTGGTAACGTAGCCAACGACGGAACCGGAGATCCCATCAGGACCTGTTTCGTGAAGGTCAATCAGAACTTCACAGAGATCTATTCCAGGGATGCTGTCGGATCCAATCTCGATCTTAGCCATAATACCATATCATCCACTAACACTAACGGTAACATCGAACTGAATCCGGCGGGCGTAGGTAGAGTAGTGGTACAGGATGATGCTATGATCATCAACATATCCAAGACTCCTGCATCTAGCATAGGTGCTATCGGCGACAAGAGAGGGATGATTGCTTGGAACAGCAACTACATCTACATCTGCACTGCAAATTATGATGGCAGCACTGCTATATGGCGTCGTGCAGAAATAGCAACTTGGTGATCTTTCTAAGCAGATAAATAATCTGTAGGGAGATACCATATGGTCCAGCAGATAATCAGCACAGGAACCTCTGCTAATGATGGCACAGGCGAACCGCTACGCACCGCATTTACCAAGATAAATCAGAATTTTACAGAGATCTACGGTAGAGATGCTGCTGGTTCAAACTTTGATTTCACAGATAACACGCTTGCCACTATCAATACCAACGGCAACATCGAGTTCGATCCCAACGGAACGGGCATAGTCGTAGTACGCGATAACAAGCTGATGATAGCAAACAGCCAGACACCGGGATCCACGCTAGGATCTGCAGGTGATAAGGCAGGTATGCTAGCATGGGATACAAATTATCTCTATATCTGCACTGCGAATTACGACGGTGTCACCGACATCTGGAAGAAGACCGGTGTTGCAGTAGGTGCAAGCAGCGGAAGCGCAGTACAACTGGTCAACGGAAACAGCTTCGTCAACGTAGCAGCCAATGCCAACGTGACAGTGAGTGTCGCTGGCAATGCTAACATATTCAAAGTGACCGGCACCGGTGCTAACGTGTCAGGCACGTTCCAAGTAAGCGGCAATGTCAACGTAGGCAACGTCGGAACTACGACGCTGATAACCACTGGTACAGCCAATCTAAACAACATCTCGAACGTGAAGATCGCAGGCGGCAGCGCAGGCGAAGCGATCATCACCGACGGTGCTGGCAATCTTAGCTTTACTGCCTTTAGCAGCAACACGCTTATCAACGGATCCACTAATCTATCAGTTAACGGCGGCGATATCACCTTCTCTGTCAATGGCACACCCAGCTTGGTCTACATGAGCCCAACGGAAGTAGATGTCAACGGTAACTTGTTAGTGACCG